CTCTGTAGGATTTATGCAAACATCTGTTGACATTATCAATATACTTATTGCAGAGGTACGTAACCTAAAGATAATAACTCTTCCATATCTTGCTCTGCTTGTACTTCAATTTTAGCTAACTCTTCTGGTGTTATTAACCTCTCACATTTACTTTCAGTAAATGTGTTATTAGGATCTGCAATATGGTTCTCAACTAAATGACCTACTATATATAAATTTGAATCTTTACTGTCGTAACCGTTTGATACGATCTTTAATGGTTTTTCTTGTGTATCGAACTCAACGACTTCAAAATACTGCTGACATATTTCTGATTCTAATATAAACAGCGCCCAAACTGTAGCCATTACTTTATCATCAGTGTACGTATCATTTTTCTTACGATACGTACCATTCGGATAACGAATAAACGTTTCAAGTTCTTTGATAGTGTCCATGTCGTTTATACTCACTACCTGCAAGGTGTTCATCCAGTATCGCATATTAGCAACACTTGCAAATCGCATATTGTTATGACTCAAGACCCCTAGATGTCTTGTGTTTGACATAGAACCTGTACTTGATAGCTTTGAACAACTTACTATTTTTTCATACATATGCTTGTGAAACATAGTATCAATTACCTGACCCCCGCAATTATTTCTTTCTACAAGCATTGGCGGTTTCCCCCATTGATTGCAAAGAAAGTTTAATTTATTTGCAAAGTGATATGGTTCAACAACATTTGTACTATATACAGCTACCTGCTTAATGTCTGTTAAATCGGTTACATCTAGTACCTGTGCTACTGAAAATGCTCTACCTATGCCTTCTCCTACATCAACCCCTATAACGTAAAGATTCTGTGAAGATGGCTCTTCAAATATTTGATAACAACCCTCTTCTCCGGTCCATATAGGTTTCTTATGCTGTTCTTTAAAACGCTCTATAACCGAAGCACCTATTGCAGAGTTATTAACATCGGCGAATTGGTTGCCGAATTCCTGTTGAAAACTCTCTTCAGAGCCAAGAGCGCTTATCATCTGTTTTTTCCACTTATCGGTTCTATCTGGTACATCCCACCAATCAATGCGCTCTGCAGTCCACCCGTTTGTGTTCTTTTCAGCCTCGGAATAAATCTCATAAAATTTATTACCGACTCCATTTGGTGTACTCACCATGAAGATTTTTGTTTTTTTACCAGAAGAAACAATAGGTATAACAGACTTCCAAAATTCTTCAAGAAGATGAACATCAATAAACGCTGCTTCGTCTATACACAAAATACTTGCCGTGTCACCACGGGCAGCTGTCGATGTTGTTGTACTAATACCTATACTAGAATCATTATCGAATGTTACACCTGTTTTTCCATATTCTTTAACACCTGGTTTTAAAAAATTAGGTAGAAGTTCATATGCAAGTCTTATCTTCTTAAAAATTTTAATAGCTGTATTCTCGTTATTAGCGACAATAAGAGCTCTTTGATCAGCTGCGAAACATGTACTCCATAATGTATATACAGTTAGAATTGTTGACTTACCGCATTGCCTAGAAGCTAACAATACCACAAACCGGTTATTTGCAAGTGAACGTAATGCTTTTTTTTGTTTAGGGTAAAGCTTAATTGTTTCTTTACCTCTATCAATATTAGTTATAGTAAAATATTTTTCAGCAAAATAGACTATATCTTCCGTGCATCTTTTAAGCTCCTTAACCATCGCAGGCGTCCAGGTAAACTGAGCATCTTCCTTTGGTATTTTTTTATCGCCTCTGTAGTATTGTGCATCATCTACAGGTTCTAATATAATACTATCTGCAGAATGCTCTACAGGTAAACTCTGTGTACTGTTTTTACGCGGTCTACCCATACCTACTCTCCTCCATTCATTATTGAGAGAAATGTCGTTCTTAAATGTTCTATTAAAGAATCTCTAGCTGCTGGAGTAGAGGCATGTGTAATACAGATTTTTTCTCCGTTAATATCATACCCTAGAATCATAAACGTCTGCAAGTATTCTGCAACGATGGTATCTAAGTGCTGTAAATCGTGTATCTTACTCTGTTTACTCCTCGATGCTTCATAAAAACGGGTTAGTGCTTGTTCTATGACATCGTCTATTTGCTTTTGTACAAAAGGCGCAGTGGTTACTGGTTTTACTGATTTTACAGGTCCGTTAGTTTTACGCGCACGAGGTTTGTTTTTTTTCGGTGTTTCGCCTTCTGTTGACATAACGTTATGTCAAATATTTATGTAACTTATTTTTTAAAACAAGTTATTTGTTTTTGTACCTAATTTTTTTTCAGAAGGATAACTTTCAGATTTGTTGTTAATGCCGTATCGAACAAGATGCTCTACTAATACTTCAAAAGAATCTGTCTTTAATTTTAGTCGACCAGGTATAAATTGCCCACCGTCATAAAGCTCTAAATACGTTTCTTCAATAAAAGGATCTTCTACATAACATGTACAAAAAACAGACGCATGGCCAGGATCAATAATTATTGACCATACTCGAGGGTCTATATCGTTATAATCAGTAAAAAGTTTATAAGCATAGTATCCACTATCTCTTAATCGTTTGAGTGTGTATCCTAGAGTTGTGAGTTTATTTGCCATAGTTTTATTAATTTATTTCACAAGGCCTGAAATAATAAATTTTACGTCTATATACTCATCTACACACTCAATGCACGCGATTTTAAGAGTAGCGTTAATTTTAACATTAAATGCATGTGTTTTAAGACCCGCTAGCAATCTCACACTCTCTAACCCCAATATTATTGGAACTGTAATATCATTACCCGTGTAAGTATCTGCAATCTGGTAACACACATTATTTACATTGTGTCTTTCGAGATCATTAAGCTCGGCGTATACTTTTGTATCTCTAGTAGATATGTAAATTTTATCAGATTCTGTCGCTATAGAACTACCCTTTAAAAGTTCTTGTAACTTGTTCACCGTTAACACAAACTCACTATCATAATTAAACTTTTTAATTTTTTCCGGGCTAATGGGGCAGCGAGGCATTACCCCATCTTCAAGTAGAAAATAATTAAATTTGAATATATCATCTTTATATCGTAAATGATTACCATGTATTTCTATTTCTATATCATCTTTTTCTATACAATCTAACAAACGTATAAATTTCTTAATATCTGGTATATTGATATTACTCTTTATATCTGTACATTCTGCTGCTTTATAGCTAGCGTATAAAACCGCACTACCACCTGCTTGAGATGTGCATATAGTATAAAAAATATCTTCTTGTTTTATTATAGATACATTATCTGCTACCTTACTTATAGGTAGCAGATAATGAGATAAAAAACTATTTTTCTTAAATTTAATTATTGAATTCACGTTTTTTGTAATACAGTAACAATAGTATTAAGTGTTTCGTTAATATCAACTAAATTTGTAGATAACTTTTCTAGTACGTTTATTACGCTTTTGTCTAATACACTGCTATTATGTGAAGTACTATTGTATTCTTCACTAAGAGGTAATTGAGGTATACTTGCTACTGGTGGCGGTAGAGGATATGCCATTGCAGCCTCTCTATTCAACTGATCTATTATAGCTTGCTGATTTACTACACTACTCCCAGCTTGTATTTGCTGCGCTTGCTGTATGGAAGGTATAAACGAAATAGGATTTAATCTATTAGCAGGTCCTAGACTTGAAGTCTGAGTCGTATACTGGTCTATAGTATGTAGCTCATTTGCTGCAGATTTAGCTAGAAAAGCTATTGCTAGTTCATCATCATTAATCATGTGTATATATTATCTTATTAAGGATTTATAAACATCCAGCGTTACACCAGGCTTAAACCCGTCTTCTACACCTTTTACTATTACCGACACAGCATCATGAGAGTGTAAAGATTCTAAATGTGAACATACAACCTTAAAATCTTTAATGCGTTGGTCATTGTTAAGTTTCTCGTAGAGTAATCTTGCTGCATCTTCGACAAATTTGAGATTAGATCCATTGAGTTCTGCAAACGCTTGCTCATCTTCTCTCTTAACGATTACCTGAGTCTCTGTTTTGAGAGCGCTCAAACAAATTTCTTGAAGATCTTCGATCCAAAGCATGTCTTCAAATAATACAG